TTAATTAACTTTTAAAAGGACGATTTCTTTATTGATTCTGCCGGTTAACTTTATATCAGTTGCTTTTATATCTTCGAGAAATTTACGCAATGCTACTTTCCCGGCATTTTGAAACTCTTTTAATGTTACATCTGGCTTACGAACTGTTTTTTGTATGCTTTTCTTTTCATCAAATCCAGTAATACTAGTGCCTTTAACACTCAATTCACCAGAACTAAATCCATTTGTAGAAACATATTTGCCCAACTTACGAGTTTTTGTATTGAATATCCACAGTTCTTGGGCACCAATAATCTTTTTAGGATCTATTGAAACTATTTTATAAGTATCATCTTTTGCTTTATATGTTAGTTTAGCAACCAATTTTTCTAAACTTGGTGCTTTTTTAACTCTAATTTTACGATTTGCGTTTTGTGTATTTGCATAATGATCTGCATCTTCAGCAAGCATAGTATAAAACTCTAAAATCTTTTTTAATTCCAATTTTTTATATGGGTAACCTTCACTTAATTGTTCATATTCATCATCCGGTTCTTTTGGAGGATTTAATAATTCGGTTAAATCAGATATTTCTTGGGAATATAAATTGGAAATCATTCCAGCGGCTTTACCCGTTATTTCATTTACTTGTAACGCATTTATTAACTTGAATTTACTCTTAAACTTATTTTGAAAGAAATCATCAATCTCACCTTCCACATGCTTGCCAAGGAAATCATCAAGATTTAATTTCATACGCTCTTGTATTGAGATAACTGGTGCTAAAGTTTTACTCTCTTCAATTTCTATATTTTCAACTTTTACCCGAAGGCATTCTTCAAGCCGCTTCTCAAGTGCCACAGTATATTCCTCTAAGGGTGGACATCCATCCATTAGCATTTTTGCCAATGCACCATATGTAATACCAACTCTCCAATCTGGCAGTAGCGTTACATGTTTTATTTTATCCTTATCTACTTTTTCGTTCTTTAAGTAATCAACAAACCATTTTTTACCATCTTTACTTTTATACTTGTAATTATAATATCGAGAACCCATTGACACTTGTTTTCGAACTGCTACTTTATCAACATCAATAACATGCTCATCTTGAAATTCTTCCCATGATGGTTTTCCAAATGGATTACCTGTTGCTGTTTTTATTTTTCTTCGTACCATGTTTGCTATACTATAATATTTTATGAACCTTGTCAACCTATACAAACCGATAAATACAATAAAGAGACTTAACTATGCCTAGATTATCACTCTGGAAACCCGAAAAAGGAAATGATTACAAATTCATTGACCGAATCGTGGGCGAACATATTTATGCTGGCGGTACAGGTATATATATTCACAAATATATCGGTATATATGACCAAGGTGAAAAAATTCTTGAGGATGGCTCTATAGAAAAAGCAGATGCAACACAACCTAATTATGGTAAGAAAAAATCTACAGAAGATATTATTGCAGAAACAAAAATACAAGATTTACTATTTCTTGAAAACAGAGATCGTAAATATGACGAAGATATATACAACATGCGTGGTGTTTATCAACCAGCAGATAATGATCTTGATTTAACACAATTTGGTTTATTTTTAGCAAATGATAGTATCTTTATGACATTACATTTAAATGATACTATGACTATATTGGGTCGCAAAATTATGAGTGGTGATGTATTAGAACTTCCCCATTTGCTCGATGATACAGGCCTTGATAACTCCGCAGGCCCAGTGAGAAAATTTTATGTAGTTGAGGATGTAGTAAGAGAAACAGCTGGTTTTGATGCAAACTGGTGGCCACATTTAATTCGTGTTAAATGCCAAGCATTAGTTGATACCGTAGAATATCGAGATATACTAGGTGATGGTGATGAAGCGAGCGATTTAAAACATATTCTAAGCACATATAAAAATGAACTTGATATTAGTGAAGCTATTCTCGAACAGGGCGAAAATGAAGTACCTAAACACGGATTTGAGGCTGGTCATCTCTATGTTGATACTAAGACGCATAAACCGTCTGTATGGACATCGGATGCAACGCCACCTAACGGGGCAGCAGTAGTCGGAAGTGGTAATACATTTCCTTCTAGTGCAACCGAAGGTGCATATTACTTAAGAACAGATTTTAATCCTTACAGATTATTCCTTAAGAAGGGTGACAGATGGATTAAAGTTGAGGATGATAATCGATCAATTTGGAAAGCAGCTAATACAATACTTACAACCTTTATTGAAAATACTGGTTCAACTACAGATGGCAACACTAATAACACTATTTCATCGAAGCAAGGATTAAGTAGAGCAATAAAACCAAAATCGGATTTTTAAAGAGAAAATAAATGGCAAGTAGATACAGAGAAGCAGGTTATTTTTATGATGAACAATTTCGCAGATATATTCTGCAATTTATGAGATTGTTTGGCGGCTTATTAGTTAAAACTGGTAAGGGCAAAGACGGCATTGAAAAATTTATTAAAGTACCTTGCAGATATGCTGATATGCAAAGAATGGTTGGGCATATACTAAAAAATAATAGTGAAAATATTATTAATTCTTGCCCTTTTATTACATCACATATTTTAACACTACAACCAGACCGATCAAGAACATTAGATCCATTATATGTTGATAAACAACAAATTAATGAACGGGCATTTGATCCTGAAACTGGAAAATATACAGATAAAATAGGAAACAGATATAGTGTAGAAAGATTAATGCCTACACCATATACATTAACTATGCAAACAGATATTTGGACTAGCAACGCAGATCAAAAACTACAATTAATGGAACAAATTCTTGTATTATTTAATCCTTCGATTGAATTACAAAGTAGCACTAATATACTTGATTGGACATCTCTTGTTGTTGTAGAACTAACAGACATAAGTTGGAGTTCACGTGGCGTTCCACAAGGGGTTGATACACAAATTGATATTGGCTCAATGACATTTACAATGCCTGTATGGATTAGTCCTCCAGCAAAAGTATACCAACAACGTGTTATTCAACAAATTACAGACAGACTTCATGATATGCCAACTGATTGGGATCCTGATGCTTATGATTTCTTTGGAGGACAAACCTTCTTAACTAGAGATATTATTACACCTCTTAACGCATCAATTAATGTAACAAATGGGCAAATACAATTATTAAATTATGCTGGTATCAATGAAGACGATGACGGTAATACAATGGACTGGACACGATACCTTGATCAATATAGTGGCTTAAAAGATAACGTTACCCAAATTAGATTACGACTTAATGCAGATCCTGAAGATGGCACAACCCCAAATGATATAGTAGGCACTATTGCGGCAACTGGAACTGGGAATGTAGTCGATTATACAGTCGACACTGACACATTACCTGGCACAGCTTTTACAGTTAATGCAATTATTAATCCTCATAAAAGTTATCCAAATGATGGCACATTACCAGTAGCGGCAACAGGGCAAAAATATTTAATACTCGACGATATCGGTGCTGTTGGTGCAGCTAATGTTACAGATGCATGGGGCAATCTTGTAGCAAATAAAAACGACATTATCCAATACAATGGTAGCACGTGGGTAGTATTTTTTGATTCATCAGCAACAGCAGACACAACTTACATACAAAATAATTTTACTGGAGACCAGTTTAAATGGAATGGAACGCAGTGGATGGATTCTTATCAGGGGAGATACTATCCAGGGTTTTGGCGGATAGTGATGTAGCAAAAGACACTTCAAGGCATACATTAATACAATGCCCGAAGTGTAAAAAAGAATTATACTTTAACGACGAAAAAAATAAGTGGTTTTGTAAATCATGTAAATATATACATAAGCCATAAGGTATTAGCATGATAAAAGCAGTAGGCACTATTTTTTTAAGTCTTAAGACTGACCGTATATTACTCGGTCTCCGTTCTACAACGAGTTCTCATCCATTAACATGGAGTTTCTTTGGTGGAAAAGTCGAAGAAGGGGAAACTCTAGGTAGCGCACTACAAAGAGAATTAGAAGAAGAACTAATAAATGTTCCTGAAATTATTAAAACAATACCATTAGATAATTTTGTTAGTAACGATGACGGTTTTAATTATGCTAGTTTTGTAAGCATTATTACAGATGAATTCCATCCAGAATTAAATGACGAACATGTAGGTTATGCGTGGGTTAACATAGGAACATGGCCAAGGCCATTACATGCTGGTACTAGATTAATCTTACAAAATAAAAACAATATTAAAAAACTTAGTCTAATTCTTAATAGAACTAATTCTAAATAAACTGCTCTCCAAATGGATCAAATTCTGTGCCACATTTTTGGGCACAAACACCTAACTTACCATTTGGAAGACTATCTAATTCCCAACTATTTGTAATATTTTGTAATAAGCCACTATTATTAATAACATCACTTAACCTACTATTAATCACATCTATACCTTTTTTACCGCCGGCTTGGTCAATAAAATCCCAAACTTGTTCAACTTTATAATCTTTGTGCCACCACTTGTACATACGTCCAGCAGTCCAACAACAAGGCATAAGTAATCCTTCAGCAGTTATAAAAATACTTTTTTCTTCACCAGCAACTTTACAATCTATTTTACACGAGTTATAATAATCTAACATACTACCGTATTGTTTAACTATCTGTTCTTGTTTTAATAATGCTTTATTTTTATATTCTTCGCTAGTTGGCTTTGCTAAATTCTGTGTTTCTTGTCCTTTACGATTTACTGCTTGATGTTCTTCTTTGGCTTTACTTGTTGCACTACTAATAAATCTTCCTGATTTCTTTTTAGTAAATCGTTCAAACCCCAATTCATTGGCAAGCATTTCTGCTTCTTCTACCTGATGTTCATTGTGCTCAAAAATTAAAAAATCCCATCGTGCCCTGCCACCTGCACCAATAAATGCTCGCATACTACGTTCTACTATATCCCAATTTACATTCTGCCTGTATAAATGATTTGTATCTCGCAAGCCATCAACACTAAAAATAACTGTGCCCATACGTCCATATATATTAGCAAGACGTTGCCACCATTCTTCTTTTTGTGCTCCAGCATTAGTATTCATACTTAACCACATTTTAGGATTATGCTTTCTAAAATACTCAAAAACTTCTAATGTATCTTTAGCAACAATTGGATCACCCAAGTTGCCACACATATACATTGTTTTTAATTGTTGTATAAAAGGAACACTAAAAATTTTTTGACAATCTTCTACTGATAATTCAGCATCAGTCATATGAGGATTATCATCACCACCATTCATATTACGATCACACATTGGACATGCAGCTTGGCAACGTTGTGTAATTTCTAAATGTACTGTTCTAATCTCATCATAACTATACATTAACGATATCCTATTAACATAAATCTATTATATTTTTCAAGATTTAATGTACCTTCATATAAAATATTGTCAAGTGGTGCCATTTTTTTAAATTCATTAATATCGGTTACACAATTTATATGATCATCTATTTCATAATAATTATTAGTTTGTAAAGCAACTAATGTACCTTTTGGTATTAGATTATACCATAAAACAAAACTAGTTAGATGTTCACAACTTGTATTAACAATAGTATTAGGCTTATCATATAATTCCTGTGGTTCACCATTATTTTTTATAGTATCATACGTATGGCCATCTCTATAATTAATTAAATGTATATCTGCAGTCTGTGCTTTAAATTTCCATTCAGACATTACATATGGTCTATTAATAGTATCAGCAATCTTATAACATTCAGCATCTTTATCAAAAGATCTAATCTTTTCTATTTTTAACCCTGATTCAAATAATAATAATGCCAATGACCCATACCATCCTGCACATAAAAATACTGTGCCGAGATTTATATCTAATTTTATTAATTCATCGGCAAGCCATTTCTTACTTAAAATTTGTCCTCTTGAAAAAGCATCTCGAAAATCTATAGCCGGGAAAGTTCTTATAACTCTCGGAAGTGTATCAAACAACGCAGGTGGTTTATCAATAAACATACCCATTAGTGCACGAATTTCTTTATTTACAACTGCTTGACGCAATGCATTCATTTGCCTATTTTCTGCATCAAGTCTTGCTAATACTCTAAACATTGAATGAATGTTTTCTTCTATAATTGATTTACGCAAATCTTCCATAGGTATGGACAATGGTAAAAGTTCTTTTTCTTGAAAATACTCTAATATTCTAAAAACAGAATGCCA